TCCTCTTCCTTGACGAACACACCATCAACCATGCGACCCTTCCGATGCTTGATGTCATCCCATGCTCGTTCGAGACATTGGGCGAGTGTTAGTCCATTGCGTTCTGCGATGTTGATCAGCACCACTATCATATCACCGATGTCATCTGAGACATCCTTACCCTTACAGATATTGTCTGATAGTTCACCTGCCTCCTGAATCAACTTGGCAAACTGTGACTTGTCGTCTGATCCGTGGATGAGGTTGCGGTCGTAGTGCCACTGCTTCACCTTCTCTGATAGGGTGATGAGATCACCATTCTCGTGCCAGTATTGTGCGTTCATTCTACAACCTCCACAGGGATGTCTTTCAGATAGTCAGGACCACAGATACCTTTCACGGTCGTGGCATATTTGGTGATGCGTTTGTTACTGCCTGAGATTGCCTCGCGATACTGGTCAGTACCAGTGTAGACAGCAGTGGTCAGGTCTGCCCACAGTCCCTTGCGACCACACTCGAAGTGTGCTGCAATGAGTGCGTTCTCTCTAGACTTGTCCCGCGACATAGCAATACCCTTCGAGTTGAAGGTGGGATAGTCTGCGTATGCGGTTGCTGACAGGAGTGCCAGCGGTAATATAAGGTATTTCATTCTTACTCCTCGAAGGTGTTGCTGTATGCCCAGTTGATCGCAGAGTGTGCCTCTCGTTCAAACGGACGGTTCTCATACCAACTGCCCGCTGATTGATCGATCTCTCGACACAGCATAGCAATCTGTGATGCACTGATAGGATACTTCGCTCTGATAGCATTGGAAGCGATGGCAATCATGATCTTGTAGAGACCAGTGTACCACCCTGTCCCTGCGATGCCCAAGTATTTCATGACCATCTTGTTGGGCACGAAGGGGCAATCGAGGTATCCTGTCCATGTGATGCTGGTGTTGTCCATGCTATCTTTGCGGTGTTGTAGCACCTTGTCCTTCATGTCCTCTGGTAGTTTGTCGAGGAATGAGTTACCTGTCGGTGCGACATAAGGGTAGGCACGGAGCAGTCTATCAACAGCAATGGGTTCACCCTTGTTGCGATAGAAGAAGTGATTGCTACCATCGTAGGTAGCAGGGATGTAGTACATCCTAGAGGCGTCCTTGGTCTGTGGATCACCGAGGTCACCGAGTAGTTTGTTGAGTGCGAACCAGAAGTGTCGTAGTTCTTCAGATGGTACCCTACGATCGAGGTCGAACACGATACGAAACTTGGGTTGCTCAACGGTTGATGAGGCAGTGGAGTAGATGACTGTATTGTATTCCTTGAATCGATCTAGGATGTCCTCGACGTTACCTGTGAAATCATCAACGTCAGCACATGCCCAGTGACCCCACTCGACCACATTGCGGTTGGCACGTGTGGTTCCTAACTCGTAGATCGAAGGACTGATGAGTTGTGCGTCTTTCTTACTCTTGATAGGTTGCTGATACAGTTTGCCCAGTAGATCTACGAATCCGTCCCAGTTATCGAAACGCATTTTCTTGTCAGTCTGGTTGTCAAACGCATTGTGGAATATCGTGAGTGCGTAGGGTTTATTCGTCATCTGGTTCCGTTGCCATGTGAGAGAGCACAAATGTAATACCACCTGCGATCAGAGGTAGCATCATCAAGGTGCCTATACCGATAAGTGCTATTGCGTCTTCCATTAGAATCCTGCCATTCTGTGATTTGCTTCTGAGTGGTGTTGTTCATCTGCCCTGACACACCTGACCATATCAGATAGTCTCGCGTCAGGTGCCATGCTGTAATAGTCTATTGCTAGTTGTGGTGCTGGGACATCTTCTATCTCACCTGACTCGATCAGATCCAGATACTCAGTGTATGATCGTACTGCCTCTTCCTCAAAGTAAGCAATCATCTTGTGACTGGTACTCGGTGTGATAAGGTACATCACCAGATAGAAGTGCCAGAAGACCAGTTGTGCTACCGTGATCATGATCCTCTCAAATCGATTTGGTTGTGCTATCTCAATGAAGAACATCAGGTGCTTGCGTTCGTTGACTGCCTCGTCCAGTAACTCCTGTATCATGGTGCCGTTACCTCGTTCCATCTTGCGCAATGACCGGAGGTGCGTGAGCATACCCCCGATCATTCCTGGAACACCAGCGACTGTCTCCAGCACAACTGCGCGATGTCCGTATCTCTTCGCAAAGAAAGTATCAGCGAAGAACCGAAAGAACATCGTCATACTCTTGGCGAGTCTATCCCTCATTCTCGAGGTCCCACTTACATCGACGATCAGCAACGGGAACCACGCTGTCTCGCTTCACCCAGAGGTGACCGTTCTTCTCTGCGTCATGAAATGTCAAGGCAGTGATGAAGAATGCCCCGATGATCAACAGGTGACCACCCACACTCCCGATACCGTAGTAGATCGAATTGCCTGCCCAGAGGGTGAACACCACTGTCCACATCACTGACAAGTAGAACATCAGTAGGAACTGAGTGAATGGGTTTGGGATAAACCGCAATGGATTCAACTTCAGGTTGAAGAAGAAGTTGTATAGGTCGTAGATTGCAAATCCGATTCTTTTCATTTCTTTCTCCTATTCTTTATCTGTTGTTGGCATGTGACACAATGGACCTCGTTTACCTAGAGGACAGGGTTTATCTGTTACCCATTGGTCGTAAGTATAGGGGCGCACCGAAATGCACTCCACTGGTGGTTGATTCTCTAATTGAAAGATGAGTTTCTCGTACTCCAGAAGCATTCTTTCGTACCCTTCGTCTACCCTCTTGCTTTCGTAGTCAGATGTGATCGACCACACTCCCACGAGTAGGATTGCGAAGATGAAATTCTTGTTCACCTTCGAAATCCTAATTCTAGTTGCTCTTCCTCTGTACTCATGCTCTTGGCAGTGCGCATCTCTTGCATCTGATATAGAATACCCTGTACTGAATGGGTCTTCTCGATATCTGTGGTGTTAGGATCCCACACAATGCGTTCAATATGCACCAATAGTTCTTGATCTGTCATTTGGTTGCTCCAGTTGAATATACTATTATACTGTTACAGAATGGGATGTAAAGTCCTACCACAACCCCAGATTATGACCATTATGTATGATGATGAAGAAGCAGGTCACGATGTGTATGACCCACCAGAATGTGCGGATGGCAGCAACCGCATTTGCTTGTCGGTCTGTCTCGCCCACTTTCTCGCCGAGGGACTTTGCCCAGATACGCCACAATTTACTCACCCGAAGAAGTCCTCAAGACTCACGACCTCCTCCTCTCGCCACCCGATAGCATCAAGGATTGGTCTGACGGGTGACATGAATGCCTTGTCGAACTGCGCATCGTAATCCACATGTCTATGTAGGTCGAACTCCTTCGGGAGGAACTCGGGGAAGGCAATCACATTCTCATGCATCTTGTTCTTGGGGTTGAGATACAGAAACTTGATCTTCTCCCCATCCTTGATGCGTATCTGGTTCTTCATGTTGTTCTCATCAAGCAAGGCATTGTAGAGCAGAGAACCTCGCACATGGATTGGACATCCCTGCTTGTAGATACGGTCACGGTCTGTCCACTTGCTCACACTGCTGACACCACGAGGGAACGCAATCTCATGCGGTTCCAAGGTGTAGAAGTGTTGCTTGAATATCTGTATTGCCTTCTGGGTATCCTTCTCGGTGCCACTGATCATCACCTTGAACAGACCCTTCAGAGCATCACGACACGACATGGGTGTTGATGACTTGACTGCCTCGATACCCATGATCTTGAGTTTGGGTTCAGCATACTGGACACCCTCACTGTTGAGCACATTCAGGATGTATCGCTTCTTAGCAGTCCAGATACCATTGTCGGCGATTACCTCTCGCCCCATCACCATCTTGTTACTGTATGCGTCCATGTAGGTCGCGAGTTCAGCATATGACTTGGTGAACAATGGTATGAACTTGTCCTCACACATCTTATCAATGACTCGTGTCGCTTTGGCGGTTTCGGTGATGCCTAGTTTGTCAACGAGGGGTCCGAAGTTCATGTAGAGACTGTCTGTATCGATCGCGATGACGTAGTCCACACCGTCAGTCTCCAGCACCTTGTTCATGAACTCGTTAGCAGTGTTCTCTGCCCACCGGATAGATAACTGACCCGACATGGTGATTGCCTCACCCACCCGACTGTCATAGTATCTGAACCATCGGTTGTTGAGTGCTCCATAGAGACTGTTCATCATAATTTTGATCGCCATTTGCTGTCCGTCGAGTTTGGTGATCTCTTTCGCCGCACTGGCGTCACCTCCCTCAACCTTGGACTGGCAATCTAGCATCTCGCGTTTGATAACCTTGCGTTCAGCATACAATCCTTCAATGATTTGTGGTATGACACCCTTCTTATCCTTCCTGAAGTGGACGCCATTAGCGGCGATCGTATGGTCAGGCATACTAGACGGTGGTCGCATCCTCTCCAGACAGGACTCCACTGAGACTCCAGGCGTCGCCCTATTGACGACAGTTTCGGGTGACATATTGTACTGCATCATCAGGTGGGGGTACAGACTGTTCAGGTCAAATGATACTACCCATCTGTGCCTGCCTACCATCGGTGTCTTCACATACCCACCGACGATATCCTGTGCTGGACGGTCGACCTTCGGAGGCACCACGATCTTGCTCTTGCATAGTTCGCGATAGATGTATGTGTCCCAGAGTTGTGTCGTACCGAATGCTTCCTGATAGTTGCATCCACCCTTGTATGCTATGGTCATTGCCAAGTTGATCAGACCCATCTTCTCATCGATCTTCTCGACAAGCAGGACGTCTTTGATGTTGTAGTCGATGAACTTCTGATAGTCCTCCTTGTATAGTGTGAAGAGGTTACCGTGCTCCTCGTATGAGATCTTCTTCTCACCAAGCACCGTGAATGCGACGTGGTCTAACTTGTATGACTCGAGTACACCATAGGTGAGATACCCGAACTTCTGGAAGAGATCCCAGTAGTCTAGTTGTTCTATGCCAACCAGTTCGTAGACCTGTGCCTTGCGGTTCATGATGCCGACTTCTTTGGCACGGACATTACCCCATGGACTGAACTTTCTTACCGACTCGTTGCCTAACAATCGGTGAACTCGGTTGACGAGGTATGGCATATCAAACTGTCTGACATTCCACCCTGTTATGACGTCGGGGCAGGTGTCCTTGCTGTTCCACCAGTTGAGGAACTTGAGCAGGAGGTCAACCTCACCGTCACACTTGATGAACCTGATGTCCTCAGGATCAACATCTAGTTGTGTCTTGAACTGGTCGTACTTGTCTTGTAGTGCCCACACGAATATTGTGGGTCGTCCGAAGTATTTGAGTGCGATAGACTGGACTTCCCGTTCTGCCCGTTCTGGGTCTGGGAAACCGTCATCTGATGCAACCTCAATATCGAGGTTGGCGACAAGGACTTGACTTGGGTCATGTTCAATGTCGTTGGGATACCTTTCCTGTATCCACTGTGCGGCAAAGTTAGAGTTGCCGTATACCTTAGAGTTTGATATCTCTGCTTGATTACTGAGGGCAGCGGTTGCTTCCTTCATGGTCTCTTTCTGTATCGGAAAGACGTTCTGACCCTGTAGTGTTTTCCACTCGGTCTGTTCGTTTACAGCAAGATAGATTGTGGGTGAGAATGACTCTCGGAATGATACTCGGACACCATCTTTGTAACCACGATAGCAGATGGTGTTCGCAATGCGCGATACTTGTGTGTAGAATTCCAAACTTAATACCTCATGATAAAATAGATGGAGTGGGTCCCTTCCCTCCCACTCCTGGCACGATTATGTGACACCATCAATGATCTAGTGATGGTTCGTGCCCCAGCATTTCTTTATACCAGAGCAGATACTGACCACACTACTGTAGATCCTGCAATCGCAGCAATCATTAGTAGTTGTGCAGTCTGCGTAGGCCTAAAGACCCTACGCACTGTTTTCATACTTGTTTCCTCTTGATTAGTTAGTCGTCCACGACATGTGGACAACCATATTTAGTATTATACTAATCCAGAATAACATTACAAGCAGTAATACTCATTATTTTTTATGGTGTCGGAACTGCCCCGTTGACCGCACCGAGGAGACCCTCACAAGTGAGGAGCGAGAGGTCAAGTCCACCGAACATACCGTCGATACCTGCCTGTGCTTCGGCATTGATACCGTTGACAACCTGAGCAGGAATGTCAGCAATACCCTGAAGACTACTGTTGACTGCACCTTCCAAGTCGCTCAGGAACTGTAGAGCAGCACCTGCGATCGCACTGATGAATGCGCAAGGATTGATACCGATCATCTCGAGTGCCTTGAGGAGACCTTCTAATGTGATCCCACTGAAGTCAGGTAGTGTGAGCGAGATCTGGGGGATACCCACAGAAGGGAGGGTGACATTGAATGCGGGATTGAATCCACCACCACATCCACCACCGCCTTCGCCGGATGCACCACATCCAACTAGGAATGCGATGACTGCTTCTTCTGTTGCTGGATCCAGACTGCCTGAGTAGTTGGATATGTCGATATGGTCTAGTGCGTGATCGCTCATGTTATTTCCCCTGCTTATCGTTGCCGATGTTGTATTTTTGGCAGAGTTCCCATTGCGTCTTATCCCGATGGGATACGATCTTGATCTGCCTGAGTGGTGCCTTGTTTGCTACCTTCGTCTTGTCTACGATGTTCACGAGACCCCAGTCGCTGAGCAGTGTGGCAATGGTGTTGCGTCGTTCAACATCACCTTCCTCAAAGTTCGACTTCTTGCCATCAAGAAGGAAGAGTTCCTTGAAGTGGACACAGAAGTATCGACCCTGCTTGTGAAGGATGTGACATGACTGAAAGAGTTTCTTCTCTTTGCGTGATGCGACACCGATACGGGTGAGTGTTTCTCTAACCTTCAAAAAATCATCAGGTTCATTCAATGTGATCTCGAGCATTTCTGATGGGGACCACGATACAATATTACTCATAATTCATTCCATTCGCTTTGTTATTATTAATTCATAGAGTGTGTGATGTTGTATACTCACCAACTGCTTCTTCAGGATATTTAGTCAGTTCTCGTAGTTTACCACTGTCATCTCGGGCAACATGCCGGACTTCGAAGTCTCTGTAGTCGAGCAAGCATATAGGTTGCGGATCAGGCACCTCGAGACTGAGTGAACTCTTCATCCCGAACCTTGGATCATCCATATACTCAACTGCTGCATCCATAGAACCATTGTCGTATCTGTCTGATGCATGATAGGGTATGATGTGCCCTTCCGCATCCGGTTCAGGAAACTTGTAGAAGAACTGAAACCTACCATTCTTGGACGAGGTGAAGTCTTCAGCGAGGATGACGAATGCTCGTTCGAGATTGTATCCGACCCTTTCTACTGTCCCCTCGTTCCAATCAACGATTGCTATCGGGTAGCAGTTGAAGTCCGGTTGGTCAAGGTGAATGAAGTTGTCTGCCTTCGCGAGCGCAGACTCCTTCGATGTTGCCTGCGTATCGTATGACTGCGGGCGTGACTGGTATCTGTGATAGAGGATAGTGTATTTTTTCATCCGAACCTCAACCTTGCCCTATGGACAGTGCAACTAGATCTTGTTTCTGTGCTACCATCGGCATGAACACCGATATCGATAACGCAGTAGGGGTAGTTGATATCCATCTCACATGCCAGTGAACCGACATGATCACCCTCACCGAGTGTCACACTACCGTTGTCCTTGAATGTGCCACTAAGGTATCCGAGGGTCCACGAACGAACGAGGATGATGATCTTGTCGTTACCGGACAGGTTGTTAGAGGAGACATCATAGTTGAGGGTTCCTTTCCCACCGCCTTGAGTCACAGCATATGGTGTGAGGTCGAAGTATGATGCCACACTCACTGCTCCTGGCAATCCTAGAACAGGATCGATCCTACAGGTCATACCGTCACCTTTCGCAAAGGTATCGGATGCGCTGACATAGTTGACACTGCTCGTGAGTGCGAAGTCACCACTGCGGCGTTTGTCTGAAACATACTTGGTCATCGACAACTCACTGGTATTGAATCCAGTGGTTATGTCGTGGTTCATGGCACCATAGGTGGCACCAAAGGTGTTCCAAGCGAGTGTCTGGTTCTTATCTGGATGGTTGCGCCAGTGAGGTTGGAACGCGAGGTCTTCAAACAATCGGTTGTTTGATAGGTAGGTCTCAACCTCACCATCGCCCATACCGTAGTGAAGTTCTAGGACCTGCTTCGTAGAATACTGTCCGGACTGTAATGACATGATATGACTCGGATACTATTGTATCACTATTTATATCACTTTGTCTTCCCGCCCTTGGATATTCGTTGCTTCATCTCCGCGAGTGTAGCATCACTGATGAGGTCGACCACTGCGTATGCCTTCTCATCGGTGTATCCGTAGTATTCCTTGATGATCTCGATATCGTCAGATGTGGACTTCTTCGCCCACTTGCTGAATCGCTTCTTAGATCTGACTGCGTGTCGCAGGAAATCATACTGGAGTTTGTTATCAAGATGACTCATTCGGTTCATCTCGTTCGCGAGCAGGACAGTGTCCTGGAAGTACGAAAGACCACGATTGGTCATGAAGGGCGAGTATCCTTTCTCGCCATCCTCATCTGTCATCATGTCGTTCTTCTGGTGTGTGATACTCGCAATGTAGTGGAATGGATTACTCATAATGTAGATACCTCAATCAATAGTACTATTATACTGATACAGAATGGGATGTAAAGTCCTATTTGAGACTGCCATAGTTGTCTAGCAGATCAATACCGTAGTCCCTGCGATATCGACTAATCATCTCGATCGCATCCTCAGCAGGGTAGACGTCGATGACCTGGATTTCCTCTGCTCTCTCCGGATTCTCGATCGAGAGTTCAATCCCGTTATTGTTGTTGATCAGTGCCACATTGTATCTGATGCGGTTGATCGCGTATGTCTCGTCGTAACCATATGGGGCACGAAGACCTGCGATACGGTCACCCCCTGCGCCGTTTGGACTTGCCTCTGCGCACGTGCGTGACTCACTGGATAGCATTGTCTTGTTGCCATAGGACATGATGCTGTCGTGTCCTGGACATACACTGTATTGACCGTGCCCGAAGTTGGGGAAGGTGAGACCAGTGGAAGCATTGATGGGGTTCTCTGGACCATGACTCAGACCGACTGTATGCCCGATCTCGTGGAGGTGGGTTCCGATACCGCAAGCAGAATATGGTGAGAGAGGCGCATTGAAAAGACCAGAGTATCCAGCATAACCACAGATGACACCTTGTCCACTTGACCCCATTGGTCCGTCTGCCCATAGTATCAAGTCAGCACCAATGTCTGGATTCCACTGCCCAGAGGAGACGAAGTATCCCTTCTGTATTCGAACTGGCACTAGTTTGACATAGACACCTGCCCGTTCAAAGATCGCATTCATCTCATCAACGATCCTCACGATCTGATCCCTTTCGTTGGGTAACCAGTCATCGGGGTCACACGGTCCTATCTTGTTCTGTAAGTCGCCGGACTCGTCTTCCTCATATCCAGCACATTTGTTATCATAGTGAAGATAGACCATCTCCCACTCAACGAGGGTTCTGTCCTCTTCGCCATAGTAGATGAAGGGCCCTCTAGATGTTATGCGGTGTAAGTGACCAGCACAATCAGTGCCCAGACCATACTGAGCATCAGTGACATCACAGGTTGGTTCTGTTACTATGGTGAACTGAAACTCCTCATCATTGATCATGAGGATACCGTCACCCACCCGACCGTCACCGTAGATGAGCAGACCGTCTTCGGTCTCTTCTGCCCATCCCATGGACAGTTCATAGGTGTATGGTTGTTCCTCATCGTCGACGGTGTAGGTGACCTCAACCTCAACCGGATAGAACCTGTCACCCGACTCACCGATCTCAACCTCGAGGACAACAACGGGTTCAGGGGGCGGGGGCGGCGGAGGGGGTGGTGGGTTAGTTATCGGATTGCCAGGAGTGGAAGGTGAACCCCCACCACCACCGCCACCACATGCGGTGAGGAATAGTGTAAGTATCAGTATTCTTATCATTAGTCTATGACCTCTATTTCTATTCGTTCTGCTTCTACACGGATATCTCGTAGTACCTCGT